AGTTCCGTTTGCGTAAGTGCTATTGTTTGCCCTAACGTGTAGGACTTCAGCATCAGAACCGTCATTTACGCTAGATATAACTACGCCATCATAGTTTGCCGCATTCCCGCTGTTGTGAAGCCAAGCAACAGGCGTTGCTACTGCACCGGGATTAGCGGAAACTGCAAAGGGTACTGTCGGGGCGGCATGACCGATTCCAACACGATCAGTACCACCATCCACAAACAACATATGAGCATTGCCATTTGATTCAACACGGAAGTCTGAGTCCAAACTTTCTTGATTAATTATTATGCCACTTTGATATATGCCCATTCGTTCTCTGACAGTACCAGCTACTATTGTGTCAAAACTCCATTGAGCGTCTTCTGTATTTCCACTAGAGGTTGCATCAGAGATTTTTACATACATCTGAGCAAAGGTATGATTTGTCCCTGCATCATTTTTACCTGTAAACTGTATTCTTCCGATTTCATCAGCGGAAGCACCAGTTGTATTTCTAAATAAATCTAAGACAGGCCCAACCGATGCATCAGCGTCAGTAGAGATAAGTGTAAGTTGAGTAGAGTTATCGGCAGTGGTAATTGTTGAGCCATCATTACTAGCAAACCCACCGTTAAACACAGTAGCAGCCGTGGTGGTTAGGACGCCTGTTACGGCAAGAGTGCCACCAATAGCAGCATCATCAGTAACTGTGAGATCATCACCTACTGTTAGATCATCAGAGATAGTAGCTGACGTAGTGTTAACACTTACAGCCTGTGTGCCTATATATCCTGCCATTAGCTGTCAATCTCCATATAGCTCATTATCACCGAAACTTTGTCTGCAACTGAACAGTCAACCTTAATAACATCACCATCGTTAGCTACGATCTTACCATCAAGAACAGCCAGCGTAGAACCCACTGGTATAGCTGCATCTTTAATTAAGTGCGCTGTAGTGTTTTGTGTCTGAGATGTTTGTGTATTTGTACTAACTAAAGTAACAGAAGCAGTAACTTGCGCTGTGTGTACGTTAGCCAGTGTTAGTCCTAAGATAACAATCCTAGTACTACTTTGCACAGTGTACAATACTTCAGGTGTACCTGCAGCATTTGGTGCTACATCTCTTGTAATTGTTTTAAATGTATTAGCCATTGTTTTCTCCTATATCAACCAAGCGCAATGGCAAGGGCTGTGGCTTCGTCTATTGCTGCTGCAACAGTTGCTATTGTACCTGCAACTGCAGGTAAAGTCAAGGTTGCATCTGCCGCTAATGCAGGTGCTATTACTTTTAGATTAGAGGTTCCACCGGATTCAAAGAATTGAATAAAGCCACCACTAGTACTTCCGTTTTTTACAGACAAACCTGCATTTGCCACTGGGACTGCTGAGAATGTTGCTATACCATCAACCTGCAACGTCTGTGCCATATCTACTGCGCCATCAATGTCTACAACATCTAAGTTAGAAGTACCTGCAACATCAATAGCACCACTAATATCTAAGGTGGCTGCATCTAACTCACCAGTTATGGTAAGGTTACGAATACCTGTGTAGTCTTTATTTGAGTCAAGTATAACAGCCTTAGAAGCTACAGCAGTACCAACAGCAGTGCTGCCAATGTCTAGTGCGTTTAGCTCACCTACAACTGCAGTAATGCCATCTAATGCGTTTAGTTCTTCTGGTGTACTTGTAACTGCTGTGTTGCTTGCTACTGCCAGTACAGGCACAGTACCAGATTGGTTAGGTAAAGTAATTGTTCTATCTGCTGTAGGGTCTACAACTGTAAGTGTAGTTTCGTGGGCATCAGCAGTAGCACCTTCAAATACAACAGCATTGTTAGCACTCATTGTAACTGAGTCTACAGTACTAAGTGTACCAGTTACAGAAATATTAGTTGCATTTAAAGTTCCTGTACTAGGATTATAAGTTAAAGTTCCATCTGACTCTAAACCAATGTTACCACCATCTTGATCTGCCCCTGCAGCAAAGATGATTGCATTATTCTCATTGGTACTTTCATTGTCAGTTATTGTAACTGTAGTAGCAACTGCAGCAGTACCTGAGTAACCACTAGAAGTAATTGTACCTAGTGAACTACTAGCATCCTTAAAGGTAATAGTACCACCATCTGCATTAATTTCTACGTCACCTGCTACGTCTAGTATAAAGTCATCAGTAGCTGTGAGTGTATCAGCATCAAGGGTCATCTCATCTACGACTACACCAGCGTTAGCTGTAATTACACCTGTCTGCGTAGTAGTACCACTAATTTCTACATTGCCGTTAATATCAATCAATGTTGAAGTTAAATCTATTTCGTCATCAGCAGCAATGCTCATATCACCATCAGCAGTTGAACTAATGTGTATTGCAGAATCACGGAAAATTAACTTTTTATCTGTACCCATTGTAGAATCAGCATTAGATGCAAACCCTCCGTTAAAGACAGTAGCTGCAGTGGTAGTTAAAACACCTGTAACTAATGCAGTCGTTGCCATGTTTACAGCACCGTCTATGTCTACTACGTCTAGGTTAGTTGTACCATTAACGTCTAGGTCTGTACCTACAAATAACTTCTTGGCTACACCAACGCCACCATCAACAATTAAAGCACCTGAAGTTGAGCTAGTTGAGTCGGTAGTAAGGTTTAAGTTAACAACACCACTTGTATTAAGAGATGTTACAGTTGCAGCGGCAGCGGCACCAGACCCAAGAATACCGTCTAGTGTACCAGTAAATCCAGTAGCTGTTATCTGGTCAGTTGCAGTAATACCATCAACAAACAAGTTAGCCCAACGAACACTGGTTGTACCAAGATCGTCAGTGCTGTCTGTGTCTGAAACAATGTTTGAACCACTTGTGATTCCACCTGTTGCTACCTGCGTAGCTGTAGTAGTTAAGACGCCAGTTACTAAGGCAGTAGTAGCCATGTTAACTGCACCATCAATATCTACTACGTCAAGGTTTGTAACACCATCAACATCTATATCGCCAGAGATGTCTAACGCTGTACCTATAAGTGTTTGTGTTAGTGTTAACTGACCATTAGCAGCAATAGTAATAGCATCTACATCAGATGTAGAACCAATAGTTTTACCGTCACCAATAATAATGTTATCCGTAAACGTAGCAATGCCAGTTACACCTAGTGTACCTGCCACCGTAGCGTTCTCATCTACATCAAGAGTATCAATATGTGCAGTACCATCTAGGAAAAGATCACGCCACTCTTGAGTTGTTGAGCCAAGATCAAATGTAGAATCTGTATTAGGTATAATGCTAGAGTTTACGTCTGCACCAAACACAACACTGTCACCTGCACCGTCACCAAGGTTAAGAGTACCACCACTAAAGGATGTAGTACCAGCTACACTTAAATCTCCACCTACAGTCAAGTTGCCTGATATATCTACAAGACCATTAATGTCTACAGTAGTAGCTGCAATTTGTATCTCTGTATCAGCTACAAGATCAAGTTGACCATCGGCACTAGAGTTAATAAATATAGCAGTATCACGAAACTGTATCTTCTCATTGGTAGCAATAAGTACGTCATCAGAAAACTCAAAGTAGTCTTCATCTTCCATCCACTTTAATGTACCGTCATTACTACCACCATCAAATACAAGTGATATGTCACCTGCTGCAGTTCCTAGTGTAATAGTATCACCAATTAATTTAGTGATAGGCCCACCTTCAGCGGCAGTACCATCGTGTGTGTGGCCTGTACTAGAAGCTAGAGTAGCTAGAAGTTGATCAAACTCATTGTTAAACAAGTCTGCTGTAATGACATCGCCATCAGTAAAGTTTGATTGTCTTGTGTATGTAGCGCCCATTTAACGTCTTGCTCCTAATGTATACTCTAACTGAAAACCTTTAAGTGAATACGGGGCAGATTCCCCACTATCATTTATTCTTAATACAACAGAAAAACCTGAACCTTCTACTGGCTGTCTTATAAGAGGCTGTGAAGGTCCGCCAAAAACAAACCTAACAGCACCACCTGCAGTACTAAACAAGGCACTACCAAACTGTGCAGCTACTTCCGATGAATCTAACGTATAAGGATCGGGCCTAGTAGAGTCAGAGTTTTCATTATCGTATCTTACTAGCAACTCAGCAGCAATAGCTGACTCAGGCTTGTAGTTAACAATAACTCTCTGCATGTGTTTACGAATACCAGTATCACCAAAAGACAAGTCGGAGCTTCTATACTTACCTAGTACAGGAGTTCCATCAAAGGTGTTGCCCTTTTCTTGTCTCTGTATAAATCCGTTGTTATCTCCATGCAGTACCAGTACGTCACCTGCAATTACAAGAGTATCTGTAGCAGTAGGTTTTATTCCTCTTATCTCAGAAAACTCATAACCCTCAGCTTTCATAACACAAGTAACACCTCTAGTGATTCCTTCTGCCTGCCCATCTTTAGTAAAGAATATTCTGTACTGTGTTTTGTCAGCTATCACTACACTTTCAAATAATGCAGAGTCTCTAATGTTAGCATCAAAGATAGACTGTACGTTCTTACTAATTGTGCCAAGCTCTGTATCACCAATCTTTGCGGTAGCAGCTACTGTTCTTAAACCGTCAGGGCCAAGGAACACTAAGTCCCCTGCAAATTCCTGAATAGTGTCTCCGTTAAGGCAGCCAATACTTCTAGTAACTGGTATCATGTTAAAGTCAGATGAAGTATTACCTGTTAATTTAAATATCCTGTTCTCACAAAATACAAATAAAGCATCACGAAATACTTTTAATCCAGTAATAGTATCGTCTACTCTAATACTACCTGAAGGAAGAGCTACACCTGCACTAAAACCGTCTTCATTAAAACCTTCACTAAATACTATTTCTTCTGGGGTAGTAGACTTACCTGCGTAAAACATATGATCTTTAAAAGATGCTATAAACTTAGAGCCTGCAACTGCAGCGTTACTAACATCTACTGCATTAAAAGAACTATCAAAAACTACAGGTGCATTTACTTCATCAACAAAGATAATTTTATCTGTGCCATTGTAATTAAAACGTTCAAATCTATATTTGTTTGCGTTAGTCCTGCCTGTGTCAATCTGTGTCCACGAAGTAGATACTACTACATTACCAAGATGTGCAGCGGCTGAAGTACTAGAGGTAGCCCTAGTTACTCCTGTAAGTTCGTTAGGAGATACCGTAGAGCTAATGCCTGTATAAGTAAATATCTCGCTTTCAATTTGTACTGTACCACTAGAAGTAAACCCTGTTACTGAGTCTACTTTAATTATTCCAGACCCTGACATAGTTTCACTTGAAGTTATAGCAGTAGCTAACTCAGTAGATGCCGCATTATATATTCTTTCGCCTCTAGCTGCAACTACTTTGTTAGCAAAGTTAGCTACACCAATAACTCTTTCAGAAGCAGCAGAAGTCTGAGGCACAATATGATTAACAAACTTACGGAAGCCATTCATTCTTCTGTAGCCACCCTCAACGTCAGGCTCAAAGTTTTCTAAAACTAAAGCCTCACCGGGTTGCATAAGAAAAGAAGAGCGATTTAAAACTAAACCACCTTCACAGTTAAATGCTGCTGGTTGTACTTGGGAACTATCTGGCACTAAAAAGTTGCTCCGAAGCTGGCGTTTGAAGGCCTGTTTATTGCTGTTGATCTAATGTAGTCAAACTTGTTAACTAATAAGCTTTGGATATTCTTAATGCCATCTTCAAAACGTTGGAAGTTAATTTGATACTGTTGCATCTCTCCTCTGTACTGATATAAAAAGGCAGTAGCCCCATCTGTGATTACAGGTTTAAACCTATCTGGAATAGAAGTAACACTTCCATGTGCAGTCAAATCATCAGGGAAAGTAAAGTAATCATATAGTAGTGTGTACTCTTTGTCTGGGTAAGGGTACAACAAATAATTGTTATCAAGGGTGCGTACAATATACTGAGGCACACCTCCGTTATCAAACTGTGTAACTACTACGCCACTAGCATAGGCTGCAGCAGTAGTACCATCAGCACCTCTTGTACAGCCTGTGAGAGTATTGCCAGAGATAGCAGTATAAGAAATCAACTCACTACCAATATAGACACTGCCTGCAGCTGAGAAACCTGTAGTCGAAACAAGTGTCAGTGTAGTTACAGAATCTGTGTGTGAGCCGTTTAGAGTTGATGATTCAATTTCATCTTCTTGGTTGGCAAACTCTTTACTTATGTATTCGTTGTAGTTAAGTCTCTTTAAGTTAACGCCAGAAGAACTAACATCAGTATCTTTTTTTATTCGTGCAGTATTATAATCTATGTATTTTGTACCAGTAGGTATATCATACCTTACCACGCCCGGAACTACAGTAGAGGAGTTAGTAGCGTGATTGAATGGATACGCAAATTCTTTTTGATTGATGTGTCGGATAGCTTCATTAACAGCGTTCTGGGCTTGTATCTGAACCCCCCTAGCATCTGTAAAATTAGTGGAGGTAAGCACCACTTCGTTCATACGAGTAAGAACTTCATTTGTTAATGTAAGAAATGTAAGCGCCATTATAATCCCTTAAAATGCAGCAATGGGGCCAGCACAAAGCCAGCCCCAAAGTTTAGTGTAGTGTTACAGCAAGTCACGCTGGGCTGAAGCAGCCTCAGTCATTGCAGCAGAAACATCTGCAACTACTGCATAGACACGTAAGCGTCCAGTTGCAGCAGCAGCACCAGCGATAACAACATCAATGGTATCTGCAGCACCAACAACAGCAAGTGCTTCAGCAGCAAAAGTAGATGCAGCACCAGTGTTTACGATATTAGCTTCGCCATTACTGCCTTTTACAAGGTATGTACCAGCAGCAGCGTCAAGTGCAGCACCGTCAATGATGTCATCACCACCACCGAAGTCAATATTACAAGTACAACTTGCAGTAAAAGACTTCATGACTTCCGCACCAGCAGCAACAATTACTGACTCAGCAGGGATTTCAAGTAGTTGGAAAATATCACCATTAGCAATAGTAGCACCTGCAGTAATCATAGCATCAATATCTAAGATTGCTTCAATAGTGCGGACATTGTTACCAACAACTGTAGGAACAGCAAGAACGTTTGCTCCTACACCAGCGGTATCAATGGAAGTCATGTCAAAAGTAGCCATAGTTTATATCTCCCCTATGCTGCGTTATAACGAGCAGTTACGATTGCTTCAGGACGAAGAATCTTCCTACCGTATAGGTGCATACCACGAACGATGTCAGCAAAGCTGTCAGGGTCACGATACGTTTCAGTTTTGTTGATCTGCTCAGCAGTAGCTACAGCAGAATCATGACCAGCTACGATAACACCGAAGTTAGTTAACTGATTTGCAGTACCTGATGTACCTGATCCAGTGCCTACAGCAGGCAGATTGGATGAAGAGTACACACGGAAGCCGTGGAAGTTGTTAATGGTCAAACCATTACGTAGTCCACCTGATTCACCGAAGTCTGCATTCATGAAGCGTGAATCTTCATCAGCAAGAATTTCCATGAATACTGGATCAATCACCAACCAGCGACCTTGTGAGTCAACCTGTTGTTGATCAAGCAAACGCTTCATGCGTGAGATTATCATCGCAGGTGAAACGGTAGCAGTTGGCAACGATGTTGCACCCGGCATACGAGCAGTCACAGGAATTGAGTGAGTGCCAGCAGACGTAGTAGTTATATTTCCAAAATCGCCCTTGTGGAGCTGCATTGAAGATAGTAACTCATTCGCACCTGCAGAGCTTACAGCTTTAGTACCATTAACAGTTGTGTTAAGGGCATCAGCTTTGCTATGTAGAGCAGACTGTGCGTAGCCAGACATGTAGCCAAGAACTTCTTGGTCATGATTATCAGCTAAACGATAGGCTGCACGATTGGTTGCAAGATCCATGAAATTTACATGCGAATGCGCTTCCTCAATATCGTCCATCTTAAAAGCAAAATAGTTAGCTTTATCAATGACTAAGGAGAAGTCTTCGTCCTGTAAATCCTGTGCTGTGACATTTGTGCCACGTGCATATGACGATACAGAAATTTCAGGTTCTTTGATAATTTTTACTGTGTCCCCTTGGGCAGCAATTTCTCCCATGTAGTCAGAATTAGTAATATCACCAGCTACAGTGCTCTTGCGGAATGCAAGCTGTACTTTTTTAGAATAGATTACTGGGCTAAAGTTACCATTTGGTAAATTGCCATAACCTGTTGCGGTTGTAAAAGCCATGAGATAAATCCTCCGTTAGGTGTTTGGCTTATAATTAATAAGATAAACTAACCGATAAGAGGCCAGACTTTTTAGGGTGCATATAAGTTTGAGGCATAAGGATCAGTTATGTAACTCAAGTTATACGGGCCTGTACTTGTCTAGGTAGATCTTATAATTGGTGTGTTTAGACTTAGCGAGGTAGTTTTGTCTTAAGAGCAAGGTAGTCTTTTTACAAGAGGCTTACTACTTAATGTAAAGACACCTATAGTTATACTAGGTACACTATAGATGTCAATGCCTTATTTGCTATTATCGTGCACCGCCTGTCATATCGTAGTCGAACTTTCCAGAACGGATAGATTCCATAATAGCATCTGATTGTTTTTCATATTGAGAAGCAGTCATCCTATGTACTTGCGACTCAGAGAAATTTCCAGTTGGGTCACTTTGATCTGGCTTAGTTGTACGTTTAGTTACAACAGCAGAGGCTGCAGATTTAGATGACTTCTTTTTAGTTTTATTGTCTAGACCCTTGTCTACTTTATACAAATCTATTACACGAGTAACAGATGCAGGGTCTTCAGAGTTCTCATACAGGGCATCCTGTACCCACTTAGGTTGTTCACCAGCCCAATCGTGGAAGACATCACTACTACGTAGGTCATCAAAGTCAGGGTGCATAGCCCTAATCTCATCTTCCATCCTGTTGCGGTCAGACTCTGCGCTAATGCGATCAATCTCTTGCAAACGACTTTCTGCACCAGAAAACTTCTCTTGTGCTTTCTTCTCTGCAATGCGTTCAACAATAGCGGCTACATCAGGATACTGGCGAGTCCACTCTTCTATGTCTTCATCTGACTTAGGAGGACGTATGTCACCTCTCTCTTGTGCATTCTCTAGCTGAGTTTTAATTGCCTTAAGTTCTTCAGCTTGTTTATTCTGATGACTACGTAAGTCACTGTAGCGTTTCTTGTAGGTCTTCTCTTCGCTACTTAGGCTTTCGTCTTCTTGTGCTTCATCTTTAGCGTTGGCTTCTTTTTGTTTGGGATCACTTGCATCTTGTACTTTGTTTGATGCAGCTGTCTCGCCATCGGATTCCTCACTGTCATCGGACTTTTCTCCCATGAGATCTTTTAGTTCTTCTTCCTGCTCTTGGATACGGCGCTTGTTAGCATTACTAAAGTTTGCATCAACGAATCCTGCAGTCTTAGGTGTGTTCATAGTTTGTAGTTCGGGCATAGTATTTCCTTTATGTGGGGCCAGCATTAGCCGGGTAGCCTTATAGTTTTTGTCGGAGTAGTTACTTCTTCTTTTTCTTTTTCATTAATCCACCTTTATATCTTCCTCCTTTAGCTTTTCCATCTTTATCAAGTTGACCTGATTTTTTCTTTTCCTCAATAACTTTTTTATTCTGTACTAAACGATTATCTTTTTCTGCTTTTGTTAATTGATTTTCGGTCTTTGAAAGTTTCTGGCCTAATAAATTTGTACCTGATGCTCTAGCTTTATCAACATCAGCTTCGGTAGCAGAACGACCTAGTTTCTTTTCTATTGCTGCTGTTGTTGCATCTGCTTTATCGACACCAGCACTTACAATATTTTTATTCATACCACTAGTTACTGGCGCAACTCCTGCAGCTGTAATTTGTGATTTTCGCTCTGCAGCTGTTGTACCAAAATCAAATGGATCAGTACCATACTCATCAAGTATTTTATTTGTAAGGTTAGAAGTATTAGTTAAAGCATATGATATTATTGAACCAAGTTTAGTTGGATCACCAAGGCGATCTGTAGTACGTTTTGCTAAAGCTGCTTTCATACCAGCTATTGCTTCTGAATCATACCCTCTTGATTCCAAATAGTCAATGTTACTTTGCAGTTCGCCAATTGCAGTAGCTTGAAGGAATTGCCCAACAGGACTATTCTTAAAGAATTTACCTATAGTACTTTGCTCTTTAGTAATTGCACTTAAGGTTTCTCCTGCAAGTAAATCTGGATCTGAGTAGGTATACTTATTCTTCCAAGCATCCATATCTACTTCAAAGTCATCATCTTTATTATTATTTAAGTTACCTGTAGGTGCAGTTGCTGCAGGAGGTACGCCCATGATAAACCCTGCAGGCACTTCCTGTAGCGGCTGATTTGTAACAGCATCATGAGGTATCTGCATAGTCTCACCTGTAGATGGATTGTAGTAGTCTACCATTATTGTAGCGTTACCAGCTTCCGTACCAGCCATAGGTCTAGTTCCAAATGATGAGAAGCCTAAGCCAAACTGAAAGGGGTTAAAAGTAGAAGCAGTAGTTGAAGTACCCGTTGCTTCTTCTACTGGAGGAACAGGCATATTATCAACTACATCACCGCCCGGTGCATAGCCAGAACTCTTCTCAGCTTTATTAGAAATCATATCTTGTACTTCAGTGTAGTTCTCAACTGGTATAAAGCCACCCCTAGCTAATGATTGAGTTTGCCTATTAGCTCTTTCCATATCATCGGGTTTCATGTTAGCCTTCGTAGTGTTTACTGTAACACCACGCTTAGATAACTCACCTAGCAAAGCAGGGTTTGTCTGAGCAGCAACTAAAACTTTATCAATAACAGAATCAATCTTAGTACTATCTTTATACGGAGATTCTGTCATGCCACCTACAGCAAAGCCAACAGTCATACCTTTAGCTTTCATACGAGAGTTTACTAAGGGGTCATTGAAGCCCTCTGATGCCATAGAGTTTAGTGTACTGTTTACAAGACCGCCTTCCTTTAGACCAGATGAAGACAGAGCTTCTTCAAGACTAGCTAAGTCTTCCTCACTAATGTCCATGCCACCAACAGGAGCATCCACTGGCTCACCACCAATGCGACCATCTGCTTCCATATTAGCTAGGCCTGTCTTAGCTTTTGTACGGAGGTCTTCAAAGAACTTTACGCCAAAGAAACGAACAACATCAGCAGGTACAACATACTCGCCTTCACTCAGCCTAGCGTCAATGTCATCACGCACTTCTTCAGGCAAAGAGCCGGGAGGAATTTCGTTGCCTGATACAGGGTCTACTTGTGGACCTTGATCAGAAAAAGCCATTTCCATCTGTTCATTTATTGCCATTAACTTCATCCCTCAAATATTTAAGCTTACGTAGCATAGCTGCTTCGCCTTGACATCGAAACATATCATCTGTCTTTGTGACTTGTTCCATCTTCTTGTGCACTTGTAGTATCTTATCATCTAGCATTTCGCAGAACTCATCCCACAAAGGCTTATCGTTTACTAACTTCTGTAGTTTCATCTGTCAGGCCTCTGAACTAAGCCGCCTTTGTTTAACCTTAGTCTACTTGTTTTAGGATCTAACTTCAAGTCTTTAATGTTAATAGACTTACCTTTTAGTATTACAAAATCGCCTTTCTCAACATACGTTAAATCTTTAGTGCCTACTTTAATTTGATTACCAAGCTCAGCTTGCAATTGCTTTAAAGCTTTATCATAAGCTACTACATATGTATTGTGAAAGCCTGAGCCTTTAGTGATAGCTTTCTTATAGGCTTTAAGCCCCTCAGAAGTACCACGGTCAAATCTTTTTTCTGCTAGTTTCTCTATAGGAGGTAATACAATCTCATCAATACCTTTGGCTTTAGAATCTGCAATGATTGACTGCAGTAGAACTCTTACCGAATCAGTAAGTTTATTAATAGGTACTTCTTTTTTAGACACAGAAACTTTGGCTTGAGTTATAGCAGATTGAAAATCCCTATTCATTTTATTTAACTTATTAGGTATATCTGCAGCTACTGCTTCTAGAGAAACATTAATTTTATCAAATGCCATAGCTTTAAACATATCTTCTACAGCTGAGGTTAGGTATACACCTGCACTTTTGTATCCCCTTTTTTCAAATAGTTCTCTAATTATAGGAGTCCGTTCATTACTTCCAAGTTTTTTATTTACACCAATTGGAATTAATT